TTCTTACTCCGAGAAGATGAAAACGGATTTAAGTACGCTTATATCGGACAGGCGGTACATACACTTAGCAGATTGGCAAGCCACCTTGTGGGATATGAACAGCACATAGACCTTAGTTTGAAACGCCATAAGCTGTACGATAAAGAGAAAAACCCTTATGGTTGGCGAGCTGAGTTTCTGAATTTTCCCGAAAGCCAGCTTGACGAGAAAGAGAAGTATTACATCAAGCTATATGCCGATAAGGGTTATCAACTTAGAAATGTCAGTTTAGGCGGTCAAGGGGAAAATCGTGCTAGTGGTTCAATAGGCGAGAGAAAAGCGCCTAAGGGCTATCTGCAGGGCGTACAGCAAGGTAGAAAGAACCTCGCAAGGGAATTATCGCATATCATCGAAAAACACCTTGTTGTGACGATTAGAGAGGATAAACAGGGCAATAAGGTGTCACAGAAGCAACTAGATAAATTTATGGAGCTTATTAATGCAGATTCATATAAGGACGTTGAGTAAATGAAAAGAAAGGCGGCAATTATGGATAAATCACAACACTTAGAAGAAATAAAATCAACTGCTGAGAATTGTTATAACATTGGATATAAGCGTGGATATCAGAGATAGCTTTTATTGTCGGTGGCATTAATGGAATGAACAAGGTGCAGAACACGTTGAGAAAAAGGTATAACAATATAAACAACGAGGGAAAAGATTAAAATACATCAACCGAAACTTGAAGAAAATAGGAGATTAAAAATGGCAGAACGTAGAATGTTCACTAAAAAAGTCACTGATGATGATAATTTCATGGCTTTATCATCAAGTGCGCAAGCCTTATATTTGCATTTATCTATGTCTGCTGATGATGACGGATTTTGCAATCAGGTATCAGTTTCCATGTTCAAAGCTCACGCAAGTGTAGCTGATTTACAACAGCTATTGGAAAAAAGATACATTTATCAGTTTGATAATGGTGTGATTGTAATTAAGCATTGGCGCATGGCAAACGCTTTGAGAAAAGACCGGTATACACCGACGAATTTTAAGGAAGAATTGGCAAAATTAAAGATAAAATCCAACGGTGCATACACATTTTCTGATGATGGTTGCCGTGTGGTTGCCAATGGGTTGCCAGATGGTTGCCAAGTGGTTGCCACTTGTCTGCCACAGGATAGTATAGGTAAGGTAAGTATAGATAAGAATAGTATAGTTAAGGATAGTAAAGATAAGGATATAAAAGAAAAAGATATTGATAAATCAATATCTAAAAAGAAAACTGTCTACTACCCTGATGATGCAATGCTGGAGAGTGCTTTTCAAGAATATCTGACAATGCGAAAGAAGATTAGGAAGCCAATATGCACTGACATGGCATTACACCGAGCTATGAACACTATCGAGAGACTTTCAAAAGGTGATAATGATTTGGCTGTTAAAATTCTTAATCAGTCAGTAGACCATTGTTGGCAAGGGCTGTTTGCACTAAAGGACAACGAGCCACATTCAGCTAACAAAGGCACCATTGATTGGGATAACGTATGAGGTAGAGAAATGACAAGAGACGAGACAGTTAAAATCATTCGCATAATGTGTGATTGCTACCCCAATTACAAGCCGAGCAATTTATCAGAGACAGTAGATGTGTGGAATATGATGTTGGAAAATTGCACTTATGAACAAGTATCAGTCGCACTTAAAGCATATGTTTTTTCCGATACAAGCGGATTTGCACCGAGCATCGGACAGCTAATTAACAAACTGCATGAGGTTCAATCCCCACAGGAGCTTAACGAAATGGAAGCATGGATGCTTGTTAGCAAGGCACTTAGAAATGGCTACTATGGCGCAGTTGAAGAATTTAACAAGCTACCACCACTCGTACAAAAGGCTGTCGGGAGTCCTGATAATCTTAGGAACTGGGCGCTGACAGACAGTAAGAGCATTGAAAACGTAGTGCAGTCAAACTTTATGAGAACTTATAGGGTAGTTGTTAATCGAGCAAAGGAATATCAAAAAATGCCAAAGGATATACAGGCATTGATTGAAAGTACCAATAAAAGCTCGTATTCGGCTCAAATCGGCTCTAAAAATCAACAGACGATAAAATTATCGCTCGAAGATAATAAAAGCCAAAATAAGCCGATTAAAGGTGTTCCAATGCCAAAAGAAATTAAGGAACGTATCGAGCAGATGAAAAGATAGGAGGTAAAGAGGTTTTGGTCGACCAATTAAAACATGTTTTACTCCTAGCGAAAAATGATAAAAGACAAGTATTCAAGACAGAGATATGAAGAACGAAAAGCCAGTAACCTTTGCGTGCTTTGCGGAAAACCACTTGATAGAGAAGGCGTGGTTTGTACGGCATGTAACAGCAAACGCACAGCATACGGCCGAGAACTTTATAAAAAATTACAGGCAGTTGGTGTTTGCCCTAGATGTGGCAAGAACTTGCTATATGGCGATGAAAAAAGCTGCGTTGAGTGTAGGGCAAAATCAGCCGAAGCCATGTCAAAGAAACGTGCTACTGATGTTGAAAAATACAATGAGCGACAAAAAGCATGGCGAAAAGCACGATACGAAAAAGACAAAGAGAACGGCATATGCACACGCTGTCGTAAAAGGAAAGCAGACCCGGGACATACCACTTGCACATTTTGCAGAGAAACAATGAGAAGAGCACGAGTTAAAATGCCTGAAAGAACCGGCAGATATGAACAAGGGCTATGTTTTTTCTGTGATAATCCGGTAAAGCCCGGATATAAGGTCTGCGAAATACACTATCAGAAGAACGTTAAGAATGCAACTTGCGAAAAGGCAAACTTGGCACGGCAGAAGATAAAAGAAAGGAGTCCGCAATGGACACCTTGAAAGATTTTTACGATTTTTACCGACCACTGCAAAGGAAATATGACTTGCAAATGTTTTACAGAACAAATAGCAAGGAAGCGAAAATAACTATCCGGTGGCGCGGTAAAGAACTTGTAAAAGTCGCAGAAGAAACTACCGAAGCCTGTTTTATCAGGGCAAAACGAGAACTTGAAGAAAGAATGAAGAAATATGAGCAACAAACTGAAACCAAAGAAAAAGCACAAAGAGCCGGATTTTACATGGACAAAATCCGAAAGAGTTACGCTGAAAAACAGCAATAACCGCAGAAAGCTCGTAAGGCGGTCTTTCACAGACTTTATGGACTTAGGCTACTATGTACTGTATTTACATCATGGATTTGGTAATAAGCGCATTGTAAGGCTTGAAAGAACCATAAATGAGTACCTTGACAGGGCGCAGACCGAAAATGAAATGAAAACTGAAACACTTGCTGAACTTTTGAAAGTCAGATACGGCATTGATGTGCAGAAAGAGATTAATTTAATCCCGATGCAACAGCTGATTAGGATTTATCAGAGAAATAATCCACTTACGATAAACGACACGAGACAGCTTTTAAATGACACGGCATACAGCTACATGGTTTTAGCGTGTACGGCACTTAAATTGATGTTTAAATTGCCGGTTAGAGAAATTAAAGAGTTTATCGCAGAATTTAGGGACTTAATCGACACGCTGTATAAATTTAATCAATTCGGTCTGACATTGCCGAAGGTGGCACAATGCCTTGCTGATGAAGTTAATTACGTTGATGAAAGGTACATAAAGGTGATTGATTAATGACTTACGCATGGGATAACAACGGAACCAAAAATGCTCACATAAAGCAGATGAGGGACGATAGGCAGAAAGCCTACATGGAAAAACACAGAGACAATAAGGCATATGAGAGATTTAAACATATGCCGGATTATGGGGAAGGAGTGCAAAACAATGACAAATAGAGAGAAATTCGCAGAACAGATTCTGGATATTGCTTGTGGTGGTAGCAAAATAGCAGTTGACAAAGCAACATTAGAGCCGACATCGTGCTATAAATTAGCGTGTAAAAATTGTTTATTTAGTTTTGGCAATGTTGATTGCAGAGATGCAAGAAAAAAATGGGCAAATAGTGAATATGTTGAACCACCAATTGACTGGTCGAAAGTTGCAGTTGATACACCGATACTGGTAAACGATAGCAACGACCACAGATGGCTTAAAAGGTATTTTGCAAAATATGAGAATGGAAGCGTTTTCGCTTGGAATGGTGGAAGAACATCGTGGAGTAGTGAGGGGCATGCAACAGTATGGAAACTGGCTAAGCTTCCGGAAAAGGAGTAGTAATGAATATTGACGAATTTATAGAACACACGCAAGAAACAGCTAAAAAGCATCGTTATCATGCAGATTTCTTTGATATAAATAATCCTATGCGTGCTGTTTGTATTAAAAGTGCAGAAGATTGCGAGCAGTTAGCTGAATGGCTTGAAAAATTCAAAGAGTATCAGCACTTAGAGGAACAGGATAGACTTGTTAAATTACCTTGCAAAGATGTGTATCACATTGTTGATATAAACAATCCTAAGTATGCAATGGTTATGAAAAGACCTATAAGGGAGCTTGCAATATGTGAGGTTAAG